CACTTCCCGATGCCATGTTAGCATCAGAAAACTGATTAGTTACAGTTCCTATACCTGCTCCTATTACTTTTGTTAATGCCATTACTTACTCTCCAATGACTTTAGGTCTATTATCTTCAATATTTTTTGCAGTATCTACGATCTTTAAAGTATATGCTTGAGTTACTTGTGCTTCAACACCAGTTGCTATTGCAATATTTTTCTCATTACAATGTGCAACTAATTTTGCAATAATTTCTTCTTGTGCAATTCTAGCACGATTATGTATTGCATTATCACACCAATCTTGTACTGAGTATGCCATATACTCTAAACACTTCATTTGATTGTCTGTTACTGTTACTTTAATTTCTGCCATTTAAATCTCCTAACTTACTTTATAACCCAGAAACTGACTTTGACCCCCAGTATTCATATTTACCGACCCAGCACTTTTAAAGAGAACAGTATCGTTTTCTGCTAAAGTCATAATAGCAGCAACAGAGGCATGACCATAAGTATAACCACTCATTGCATTATAAAATTCAGCATACATAGACCCATTTTTATATAACGCCCAATAAAAAGCACCCGCATTTGCTGATTGACCACCTCCAAAAAAGTAGTAATTACCTGCTGTAGGTGCAGTAAAAACACCATTAGTATTATTATAATGACTACCTATATTTACATGAACAGTTGAAGCGTTTAAAAACTCATTAACATCTTGATTATTTTTAGCATGAAAAGCAGGTTGATTTGTCATAGTTACATGACCACTAGTATCAATCATCATTCTCTCATTTATGCCATCAGAACCTCTTGTGACAAATCGTAAATCAGCCCTATCACTAGCAGCAGATGTACTTTGAATTGATGCTATACCTGAACCAGATGACCTATGTACAAAAGTAAGTCCTGTTGCTGTTCTATTAGATGTATCATCATGATTTACTGTTTGAATACCTGCAAAAGTACCAACACTCGTTCCATCATAAGCAGTTGCAAAGTCTTGTGAATTTTGAATTTGTATGCCAGTAGTTCCTGCACTTCCAGAGTCACTATCTCCTACATCTAATGGAACACTTGGACTCGCAGTTCCTATGCCCACACGATTATTTGAGGCATCTACTTTTAATGTAGATGTATCAAATGTAGCATCACCTGTAACATTAAGTGTTGAACTAAATGTACCATCTGTTGCAGTTAATGCTTGATTGCTAGGATGTCCTACTGTACCCACTGTTCTAAATAAATAATATACAAAGATATTATTACCTGAGTTATTTGATGGTGCAGCAGTAAATGTGAGCGTTGTTCCATTGCTTACTGCGTATGCTACAGATGGTTCTTGTATAACACCATCTACAGATACAAGTATGTCCTCATCAGACCCTACTGAATGTTCTAATGTAAATGCAGTTGTGGAACCATCACCAGAAAACTGTGTAGCTGCTTTACTTGCTACAAATCTATCTGCTGCGGTATTACCTATGTATGGCATTAAGTAATCTCCATAATAGAAATAGTTATGTCAGATGCACCTGACGCAGTAAGAGTAAGTTCATCAGTGTCTTCTAATACAACCTTATTACCAGCTAATAATTCAAGAGACGAACCTACAGGCACTGGTGCATTTTTAATTAAATGCACTGTGTTATTAGCACCACTATTAGTTCCACTATGTGTTCTACTTGCTGTGTCTGATACAAGTTTTACTGATACAGTAACCTGACTTGTTGTCGTATTAGCTACCATAATTCCTAAAACTATTGTTGCAACAACAGATCCACCTGCAACATATATTTGTTCTTCGCTTGTTATACTTGCCGCAGTAACTACTTTAAATGTATTTGCCATGTTATTATCCTAACGCTATTGCTAAAGCCGTTGCCTCATCTGCTGCTGCCGAAGCAGTTGTTGCACCTATATCAGAAAGCACCTCAGATGCACTTCTGCTCTCTAAACCATTTGCAGTAAACCTTGCAAACTCATCATCTGCCACACTAGAACTATCTATCTTCACTGCGTTTGTGTTTGATATACCAAAAGTTAATGAGGCTTGACCACCAATATCACTTAATACTTCAGATGCGCTTCTACCTTCTATTGACGTACCATCTACACGCAAGAAATCATTGTCAACTACACCTGATGTAAACACTGGTACATTTGTATTTGATATACCAGTTGCTGCAACTGCGGCTGT